CTCGCCGCCGCGTTCGACAGGGAGCCGGCGGCGGCGGTGGCCAGGGAGCTGCGGGCGACCTTGCAGGCGTTGCGAGCGTCCGGTGACGTTGATCGACAGTCCGCCGCTGTCCTGCAGATCAGGGGCGCAGCCGCGGTGGGCGACGCCTCGTAACCCGGCTAGGGCGACGCGTGGCCACGAGCTGGCCAACGTCGCTGGCATGCTCGGCTTCCCCGAGCTGAACCCGTGGCAGCGCGACGCCTTCGACGTGATGTTCGAGGTCGACGACGACGGGCGTCTGCACTACGACGTGGCGATCCTGCTGGTTCCGCGGCGCGCCGGGAAGACGGTGATCGACCTGTCGGCGCTGGTGCACCGGGCGCAGGCGTTCGACCGGGCGCAGCGGTCGATCAGCACGATGCAGTCCGGCATCGCCTCCCGGGAGATGTTCAAGAACACGTGGGTGCCGACGCTCGAGCGGAGCGCCTTCGGGGGCCTGTTCAAGCCGACGTTCCAGATCTCCCACGAGGAGTTGCGCTGGGGGAACGGTTCGCTGCACGTGGTGACGGCGCCGACGGAGAAGGCCGGCGTCGGCGGCGACTTCGATCTGTGGGTGTGCGATGAGGCGTGGGCGCACCGGGACAACACGCTCGAGGGGGCGATCCTGCCGACGCAGGCGACGAGGGTCCAGCCGCAGACGCTGGTCACGTCGATGGCCGGCGATGACTCGTCGGGCTACTTGTTGGCGAAGCGGGACATGGGCCGGGCGTTGGTGGAGTCGGGGCGGGATTCTCGGACCTGCTACATCGAGTACGCGGCGCCTGAGGGCGCTGACCCGATGGACCCGGCGACGTGGTGGGCGACCCACCCGGCGCTTGGTTTCACGATCAGCGAGGCACGCCTGCGCTCGTACGCCGAGTCGATGGAGGAGGCGAGCTTCGCTAAGGAGTTCCTGGGGATCTGGCCGAGGGGCACGGCGGCGGCGCCGATCCCGTTGGCGTTGTGGGATGCGTGCGCTGACCCGGCGACGTTGGCCAATGATCCGGTGAGCTTCGCTGTCGATGTGACCCCGGATCGCGCCTGGTCGGCCATCGCGGTGGCCGGCCGGCGACCGGACGGGCTGCTCCACCTCGAGGTGGTGGACCATCGGCCGGGGACCGGGTGGGTGGTGGCTCGGCTCGAGCAGCTCCGCCGGGACTGGAAGCCGGCAGAGATAGCGGCCGACTTCAACGGCCCCGCTGGGTCGCTCAAGGCCGACATGGAGGCAGCGAACATCGACGTGCGGGCGGTCACGCCAACTGAGCATGCGCAGGCCTGTGGCCGCCTCTACGACGAGGTCGTGACCGGGCAGGTGCGGCACCGTGGCCAGCTGATGCTAGCGAAGGCGCTCGACGAGGCGACGAAGCGCCCGTTGGGCGACGGTGGGTGGGCGTGGTCGCGAAAGTCGTCGGCGGTCGACATCTGCCCGTTGGTGGCGGTGACCCTGGCCGGTTGGGCGGTCGACTCGGCGAAGGCGCCGGCGTCGGCGTTGGGGGCGGTGTGGTGACGGCGGCGGTGTTCCTGTGGGGCGGCCTGGCGCTCGTCGTAGCCGCCGTGTGGCTCCTCCTCGGCCAGACGGGCGGGGCGGCGGCCTTGGGCGTCTACGGGGCCGCTGCGGCCGCTGCTGGGGCGGCTGCGATGAGGGCTGAGCCGGCGGCGCCGGCGGTCGAGCGGGAGGCACCCCGGTGAGGCTGGCGGACAGGTTGATCGGTCGCGCGCCGGTGGAGGAGCGGGCGTGGCTCACGAACCCGTCGCTCGGGCAGCTGCTGGGCGACCGGGCCCGCTCATCGGCCGCGTCGACCATGGGCCTAGCCGCCTCCTATGACGGGTCGAAGACGCACAGCGCCGTGTACGCCTGCGTCGACCTGCTCTGCCGGCTGATCTGCACGATGCCGGTCGACCAGTACCGCGGGACCGCCACGGGGAAGGTGGAGATGGCCCCGTCGGCGCTGATCTCCGCGCCGTCGCCTGAGCCGTGGATGCCTGCCGCCGGGTGGCGCCGCCAGGTGCTCGAGCCGTGGATGCTGCGGGGGTACGCCGCCGGGCTCGTCACCGTTGAGCGGAACGGCTGGCCGGAGCAGATCCAGATGCTCCACCCTGATCAGGTCACCTGGCGGCGGGTCGGCGCGAGCGCGGTCGAGTGGCGGCTCGACGGGAAGCCGGTCGGGTCGTGGTGGGATGGGACCGGCCCGTTGTGGGTGGCGCCATCGTTGCACGCCACCCCGGGTTCGCCGGTCGGCGCGTCGGTGCTGCGTTACGCGGCGTCGACGATCAGCCTCGGCCTTGGTGCGCAGCGGTTCGGCGGGGACTGGTTCGACAACAACGCTCACCCGTCCGGGGTGCTCGGCATCGACGCCGACGAGGTCAACGAGGAGCAGGCGAAGCAGGTCAAGGCCCGCTGGAAGCAGGCCGTAGCCAACCGGGACGTCGCGGTCATCTCGAAGGCGGCGACCTACAACGCGATCCAGATCGCCGCCGACGAGTCCCAGTTCTTGGAGACGATCAGGGCGAACACCGCCGACGTGTGCCGCTACTTCGGGGTGCCGCCCGAGTCGATCGGCGCGTCGTCGGGTGACTCGATGACGTACGCCAACGTGGAGGGCCGCAACCTGGGCCTGCTCACGAACACGGTCGGCGCTTGGATCGCCTGGCTGGAGATGACGCTGACGATGCTCCTGCCTCGCCCGCAGTTCGTGAAGGTCGTCCCCGACGCGCTGCTGCGCACGTCGACGGTGACGAGGTACACCGCCCACGAGAAGGCGCTCCGCAACGGGTTCATGACCCAGAACGAGGTGAGGGCCCTGGAGGACCTCGAGTCGGTTGATGGTGGCGACGAGCTTCTGTGGCCGCCGTTCTCGATCGGGACCGTCACGACCGAAGCTGAGCCTGGTGAAGGGCTGTCCGCCGACTCCGATCAGGAACACACCGAGCCCGTGGAGGGGTCATGACGCGCCGCACCGCCATCAGCTCCCGTTCGGCGGTGAACCTGCCGCCGGCCGTTCTGGAGCGCATCCGCGACCACCTCGACGATGTCACCGTGATCCAGCGTGGCGGCCGGCTAGAGGCCCGCCCCTGGTCGAGCGTGGAAGGGCGCGGCCTCGACGATGCGACCCAGACGGCGCAGCTGGCCGGCTACTCAACCTCGTTCGACAAGCCCTACCCGGTCTTCGGCGGCAAGGAGTCGCTGTGGGGCTGGGATGAGACGATGGTCGCGGGCTCGTGGACGAAGACGTTGGCCGAGGGCGACGACATCCTCTTCCTCGAGAACCACGCCGGCCGGGCCTTGGCGAGGGTTTCCAACGGCACACTCGAGCTCAAGGAGGACGAACTCGGCGTGTCCAACTTGGTGACACTGGACGTGCGCCGCATCGACGCCCGCGACGTCTACTACGCCGTCGAGCGGGCCGACATGTTCGAGATGAGCTGCGCCTTCCGCGTGACCCGCCAGGAGTGGAACGAGGACTACACCGAGCGGTGGATCACCGAGGTGATCGGCTACGACTCGAGCATCGTCAACTACCCGGCGAACCCGAACACGCTCATGATCGCCCAGTCCGACGACCTGCCCGCCAAGGCTGTCGAGCCGCGAACAAGGATGAGCGTGCGTGCCGCCCGCCTGGAGCTGGACAGGATGCGCCGCCGCGCGTCGTGACGCCACTACGATGACGTTCGTCTGCCGAAAGGCGGTCGGACGAGGGCCATCCGTTGAACCCTCACCTTGGCCGGCTCCCCACCGGAGCTGGCCGGTAATCGACCAGCACACCTGACGCCGAAGCCACGCCGCTGGCCACGCCGGACCCCATGCGTCTGAGGGGAACCACCTGGCCGCACCTGTCTTCACCTCGGGACACCGAGCACGCCCGCCTGTGAGCGCGGGCAGGGAGACAGGACCATGGACTTCCTCGACGTCCTGCGTGGCCGACTGCGCGCCGCGCTCGACCAGCGGGCCGCCGTCGACGCCGAGCTGGACGCCCTCGTCCAGGGCGCCGAGGCCGAGAACCGAGACCTCAACGAGGCTGAGACCACCCAGTTCGGCGAGTTGCGCGCCAGCCTCAGCGAAGCGGACGGGAACATCGAGCAGCTGCAGGGCCGCATCGGCGAGCTGGAGCAGATCCGTGAGCGGCGGG